CACTCATACTCATACATCGGCATAGGTGACCAATAGGCAAACGCTCATTTTGCTACATACCTTGCATTGTAAGACTTTGACGTTAGCAGGCAGGTTATCTGTCACTATGCGCTCTATCTGCTCTGTAACTTTTTTACAGCTGCGGCACTCAAAGCGTATGGACTCGCTCATAAGCCGTATCTCCTATCATCTCCAGGCTAGCCATTGGCTTTAGCTGTGCGTTAGGTACAAGGTAACAGCCTGGTAAATGGTGTTTACCGTAAACCTCTGTTTTAGCCTCTTTAATGGGATACCAACCAATTATATTAAAAGCGCTCATATCGCCAATAACTAATACGCCGTAATCGCTGTCACGATCTCGGTGACGTATAAGTAAATCGCCCTCTTTTCTATGAGTATATTTAACCTCAATATTAGCCCCGACATCGGCCTCATCCTTGTAGGCGCTGTTGCTAGGCATATAGTCAGTTAAACCAAAATACTCAGCTACCGCTATTTCAGCTGCAACGTATAGCACCTGGCGATTAACAAAAGCCTCAAAATCTCCACCGTTTATCTGTTGTGCGTAATTAGTATTGGTTTGCCCGTTGAAATGAGGCAGAAAGTTTCTAGCCCTCTGTGCCCCATATTGCTCAGCTATAAGGCGTTGATATTCATCTAATACTATTGTGATCATCGGCAGCCTTTGCAAAACCATATGATATTTTCAAAGCTGTTTTTTTGATAGCCAAACTTGTCTAGCTGTGCCACTAGGGCGCACTTATCGCATTGTTCAACCTTGTACTCAGCTGCTAACTCACCGTTAACAAAGAGTTTGCCTGTCATCTCTTTGAGGTTGATTAACTCGTAGCTATCGCTCATACCTGGGGCGCCCAACCTGTAGAGGTCTGCATATACCAAACGGGATCACATTGGTTAGCCTTGCTCTTTTCTATACAGCTGTAATTGCCCCACTCTTTGCCTGTCTTAGCGCTTGTGCCTGTGCGCCATACCCTCGCCCCGTGCTTACACTCAGGTTTGCCCTGTAAGTAGATGCCGCCTAACTCGTTTTTAACTGCCTCTATAGTCTGTGCTACAGGTGTTGTAGCCCATAGATCATCACTTACAGGTGCTACGTCTTTAGTGCTAAGTGCCTCTACCTTTTCCATATCCTGTTTTGTACTGCGAGCAATACCGCCAGGTGTAAGCAAACCGATAACGCGCCCGTAAGCGCTTGTTACTGCGTTTTCTACCCAAAAGTGCAGGTTAACGCCACGGTCTGAGCGCATCTCGAAAGCATAATCAACAGCGCTTGGTAGGTGATCTTCGTACTCTTTGTAGGCCTCAGCCTTAACCAAAATATAACCTTTTGTTATATCTATATCTTCAATATATGCGACTAGGCGCAAAGTCGGGAACTCTAAACGCGCCCTAATAATCCTGGCGTTAACGTCCTCATAACCCTCTAAGAAGTTACTCATCGCTTAGCCTCAGCTTCTTTTAGCGCCTTAGCTATATTACGCCCACGTAGGTAACCTTCACCCAGGCCTACTTTGTAGCCCATTTCATAAGCTGCGTAGATAAATAAGCCCATAAACAGGCAAACCATACCCACCACTATTAGATCTAAACTGTTCATCTTTCGCCCTTTGTTAAGGCCGAGTCGCTACTTATCCGAGTAGCCCTCTCGGCGTGTGTAGTAAAAGTATGACCCTACCTACTGACAAAAGGCAACGCGACACGCCCTACTTAGCTAGTCTGTCCTCTAGCAACAGCTCGTAAATCTTATCTACGCGTATCTCTATACGCTCAACCCTACCTTTAAGGTTATGCCCGCCGTTGCCGTCATCGCGTAGCTCAGATAGGTAGTACTTAACAAGGTGTCGCACAAGCCCAGCCATAAGCCCTGAAAGCGTAGCAATCCCCAACGCTACCGCTATGTATGCCTGGGCCTGTGACACTTACTTAGCGCCTATTCCAAGCTGCTTTTCATTAGGTGCTATAGCTTTAAGTACTGGCCCAATTAGCCCAGCTAGAAAAGCATTAGCTAGTACTTTAGGATCTGTAATCCCGCTAAGGTATAACGCACCCACGCAGGCAAGCGCCGCACGTAGGTAAGACAAGGCCGCAGCCTTTAGTTGCTCTTTCATTTATTCGCTCTTTTCTAGCCCTAATTTAGTTATTAACTCTGCAACCTTTGCAGGGCCAATATTTATCTCAAAGTGCATCTCATCTTTTCTAGTCCAATCTCCGCCCCAGGTTAGCCCGTACTTTTTAGCTAGGGCTCTAATCATCGGTACCTTAGCTGCATTAAACGTGCCTACCTTGCCTAAAGGGTGTTTAGTAGCGTTAAGGTCTATAGCCGTGCCGCTTGCGTGGTTACTTAGTTTGCCTACAACACCTCGTACGTCTCTGTAGGCATAGCCCCAATCGTCAAACGTGCCGCCTTCTATTGGCTCTATTAGCTCGTTAAACTCTTTAGCGAAATTAATAAGCAACGGCGCTACCTTTTCAGCGCAGCGGATTTTGAGGCTTGTGCCCTCTACCTTAAAAGGCTTAACGCCTATCTCAGCCTGATCCTTAGATGCTGGCCAGCCGTTGTAGCTAGTCTGCATTTAACTAAGTAGTAGCTTTGCCTCATCGGCGCTTATGCCGAGCTTAGCTAAAAGAGCTGCTTTCTCAGCTGCCGCTGCGATTTCTTTATCGTTTGGTTGATATGGCGCATTGACCTCTTGAAACCAAGCCACTTCTTCGGCGTTCATTTCGCGTTCAATGACTTCGCCTGTTTCAACATCGTGGATTTTAATAATTGGGTTAGCCATTAGTTTGCTCCGTATAAGACGTAAGTACCAGCACTGTTAAAATTGCCAGTTCCAGGGAATAATTGAATTGAGGTAATTACTATTGCATCGTTATTTGCCATACCAGTTGTAAAAGATGCGCTTGGCGCGCCATTACTGCCATTAACTCCAGCAATTTGACCAGTCCATAATTGCCTTGCACTAGAGGTTGAATAAAAAGGAATAGTTAAAATAGCGTGAACATTATCGCCATAAGTTGAAACATTCCCACCAAATGAACCATAAGCCACACCACCTGTCCCTGAACCTGTAGCAGTTCCGTTTGATAAAGTGGTATATCCATAAAGAGAAGTTTTACTATTAAAAGTAAATCTTAACTCACTGCTAGTTACAAAAGATATATTGTATAACTCTAGAATAAGAGTTTTGTAACTGCCGCTGATTGATGTAATGCTAACTGATGCTCCACTAAAAGACCCAGTTGCGAGTTGTGTCATTCCACCGCTTGCAGCGGCAGCCCACTTAACTTTGTAAGGGCTAACTGTTGTATCTGCAGTTAGGATTTGGCCAGTTGTACCGATAGGCAGGTTATCGTAAGTGCCACTACCTGTGCCAACTACAATATCGCCACTAGCAGTAATAGTTGTAGCCATATCGTTAGTAATAGTTACGGTGCCGCTTGTGCCACCGCCGCTAATACCCGTGCCAGCTGTAACGCCTGTGATGTCACCAATAGGTGCAGCGATCCACGCGGCCCCGTCATAATACTCAGTACTGTTTGTGTCTTTAAGGTAAGAGTATTGCCCCTCTTGTGGTGAGGTAATAGCTGCAGCTCGGGCAGCTGATGATGCAAACACTAATACGCCTTGCATTAGGTAGCCGTTAGTGTCAGCTGCCGTAAGTACTTCGCCAGTAGTAAAGGTCTTAAAACCTAATCCAGCTGCCATAGTCCTATCTCCTTAGTAACTTAATACGCCGCTGTCAAGCAAACCGTATATTGATGAGTTTAGTATAAAGCCGTCAATAATCGGCTCTAAAGTGGTAAGTGTTGTTTTCCAGCTATTAGGCGTAATGCTTTGAGCTACGCCAAACACCTGCAAAGTCTTAGTTAACGTTGATCCGCCAGGTTGGTTAGTTGTAATAGTTACAGGGTCAAAGTAGTCCAGCTCTAGCGCTGCAATAATACCTAAGTTGTAGTTATCGGTATAAAGGTCTAGCTGAATAGCATCGCATCGGATACTAGTCTCAGCTCTAGATGCCACGTATGCCTGTGCATAATCCAGGGCTACGGCATCGGTTTGCATAAGCAGGTTTTGCTGGTTGTAACTATGCACAAAATACTTATCTATGCTGGCCTGGTTTATGGCCGTTTGAGTTGTGCCACCTGTACGGGTAACGCTGGCTGAGTTGTAAACTAGGGTATCGTCAAGGCGCCACACCGCATTAAAGTAGCTAATATCTGAGCCGTTATCGTTAAATACTGTAGGCGTAGCCCCTGTACTGCCAGCCGTTACGTTACGGTCTTGAAAGACAAACGACCCTGAGGCATCTACATATAACGCCCCGTACTCGCTGATTTCGACCACTTGCATAGCTGCAAGGCTTGTGCGAGCTGTGCCTGGGTCTGCCTGCATTGTAGTTAATCCTGCATCTACATCACGCATAGAGGCAGGCCAGTCAATAGCATCTAACAAGGCGTTAATTCTCGCACCGCTAAGCTGACCCGCTGAGGTTCCAGCCACGGTACTTATCTGTGCATTTTGTGCGAGTCTAAAAGCATCTACCGCCTGGATAGTGGTATAAACCACATCATTAGCGTTTTTAGGTGTAGTAGTTGTATAGCTAGTAATAAAGCCTGAAAAGATAGGGTAAGTAACTGCGCCATATGTAGCCGTAATCTGTACTTTACGCATAGGCGTTAATAAATTGTAATACGGCCCGCTTGGGTTTTGCGGGTTAAAGTCTCCGTTTTGGTCAACGATACGCAGCGATAGAGTGCCCGTTTGGAATTGGTCAGCCTGTGCGTTACGGCCTCTAATAGTTTGGATGCTGTCCACTACATTGGATACGTCCACGATAACGCTGGCGCTATCTGCTAATACGTTTGTGTCTAGTATGCCAGTATCTAAAATCATAGCCTGAGCAAAGCTAGGCCCAGTACTAAAGTTAATAACAGCGTGTACTGTAGGTACTGTCATACTGCTATGGCCCCTGCGTAGGTAGTTGTGTAGCCTCTACGTGCTATTTCATTAAGCGCGTTTTGCACGGCATCCACGATTATATTCTCATCGCCTACGGCACCTGCATTTACGTTAACTATAACTGTGCCAGCATCGCCCGCGCCTCTGTTGCCTCTGCTTTCTTTGAGATATTCATCAACGCTAGAAAAGCCAGGAGGTAAGGCTACATAATTGGTATCACCTATGCCGCCTGCTCTGCGACCGCCGCGCTCGGTTTCTGCCTCTACTGCATCAAGAAAATCATCTAAAGGATTAGGGCCAAAAGTTGATCCACGGCCTGCATCTTTACCGCGGCCACCTACACCTGGCCCTGGTAACGCTGGGCCACCTGGCATAACAACACTAGGCATCGTCAACGTAGGGAACTTAAACTTAGCTAATAGGTCTAGGGCCGCTTGTAGGTTAGCCAGGTTGATTAGATCGGTTGACTTCATACCCGCTAAGACTCTGTTTATGTCTAGCAGCTTGGCATCTTGGCGCTGTAAGGTGCCTAGTATCTTTAAGTCCTCGTTTAACTTGGCCGTAGCCTTTACTATAGCTGCATCATCTTTTGAGGCTATGGCATCCTCTAACGCGGCTATATCCTGCTTAACCTTTAGGCGCTGTACGTCATTGGCTATGCCTAAGATTTGTGCGCTAGTAGTTGCCTTACCTAACGCCTCAGCCTGGCCTATAAGCGCAGCGTTTAGCTGGATAGCATCCATATTAAAGACATCGTTACCCTTAGCTAAAGCCAGGTTTGCCTTATCAAGAATTGCCTGTGACTTTTTATCTGCAAGGATTTTAGCTTGGGCTTTTTGCTGCTCTTTAGTAAGGGCTGTTATTTTCTTTTGTGTGCTGAGGTATGAGCCTGATTGAATAGGGTTTTTTTGAGCGCCAACCTCTGCGGTCCGTCTAGCTTGTGCCCCAGCTTGATTAAGTAAAGTTATGTAGCTACCTAAAATTGGAATAGCTTGAACTACGCTAGCCCCTGTTAATCCTGATAGCCCAGGTATCTTTTTTAAGGCTCCTGCCATAAGGCCAAACCCGCGTATAACGTCAGCGGTATAAATAGCTAGGTTTTCCATATTGGTAGCAAGGTCTGCCACGGTTGTATCATCGCCTAGATTTTTTAGGGCATCTATAAGGCCTGTACCAATAATCTCCTGCACGTTAGCTGCAGCTACGCCTAGTTTGGCTATAGATCCTGCATAAGTCTCTGAGGCTGCCTTGGCTGAACCCTTAAAGGTTACGGCTAAATCGTCTGTAATCTCCTTAAAAGATTTAGTTTTAAGGTCTGCTTTAGATATGCCTACGCCTAATTTACCTAAAGATGTGTTATTACCCAGGTATGCCTTACTTAATGCGCCTGTCACGCTCTCTAAATCGCGGCCAGTTGAGGCACTTATATCTAAGCCAATACTTAATAGGCGCTGGGTCTCGGCTGTATTTTTAGTTGCTACCGCTAGTTTTTGATAAGCAGGCCTTAATAGATCATCTATAACGCCAAACTCACTTTGTAACTGTTGTATAAATCTTTCAGCTGAGGCAGCATCGCGCTCTAAGCCTACGTTTTTTAATGCCAGGGCTAACTGTTGCTGGGCCTTTTGGTCTGCAGCTGCAGCCTTTACTGAGGCTTTGGCATAGCCAATAACGGCAGCCGTACCAAAAGCAAGGCCAAAAGTTTTAGCTAGACTTTTAACCGATTTACTGAGCTTGTCGGTAGCCGTCTCAGCTTGCTTAAAGCCTTTTTTGCCTGTGAACTCGGCAGCTATATTTATTACTACGGACGGATCAACAGCCATTACTTAACCCCCATAGCATTGTAAAACTTAAGTTTAGAGTTTTCTATAGCTTTAATTACAGCTGCGTTAGTCTTGCCGCCGTCATTAGCCCAGGCTCTAAAGATTGCACGGCCTCGCATTTTGCGACTACGGCGCCCTGCACCAGTTTGGTTATTGGCATCTACTATCTGACCGTCCGCGTTTATAGCATCTACAAACTGCTTACCTGCAAACGGGTTTGAGCTGCGCCCTTCATTTTTGCTACCTGAGCGCACCATTTTGCCAAAATCTGCGTGGCCAGGATATACAACAGGTTTTAAGCCCGCCTGGTCTCTGCCCTGTGCATTAACGCGGCCTGCTGTCTCATAGATTGCACCTGCAGCACTAGCGTTTACAATACGAGCTACAGCCCTAAAGCCTTCCCTGTTGGGTTTGGAAGGTGAAGTTTTATAGCCTATGCCGCCTTTAGCTGCACTACTGCTCCATATTGGAAATCTGCCAGTAGTTGTAGGCGCTTTAGCCCAGCCCGATAAAGGCGCGGTACTTGGAACAAAGCCACGAGCAGTTTTAACTATAGGGGCTAAAAGGTTTGCTAACTCTTTGCGAGTCTCTTTAGCTAGATCGGGGCTAAACTTTTTAATAGCTTTGCGTAGCTCAAGGGCGCCTCTTACCTCTACTGGCATTTTGCTGCTCCTTAGCTTTATCGCTTAAAACTTTTAACATATTCTTAAACATATACGTATCCAGGTCTAGTAAGTACTGAGGCGCAATACCCGTTTCCACGGCTAGCTGCGCTATGAGGTAACCAAAGCTACCGCGCCCCACTACCCCAAAGGGTCATCATCTAGTACCTCAACTTTAGCTAAGGTGTCTAAAAACTCTGCCCCAAACATCGGTACGGTTTGCCCGCTTGTGCGTAAACACTCCCAGGCTAGCCAGTACACATCGCTTTGCTTTTCATCATCCCTAAAGGCTTTGTGAAAACCTTTTTTTGCATATAACT